CACTGCCAGAGGCGGTTTACTTTCAAGCAATCAAGGGGGTCAAGACATGGCCATTTCTAATAAACCTCCATACACGATGGGCGGCGAGCAAACCTACAACGCGCCAAACATGGGGCAGCAAGGCGGCCTGAGCGGGCTTCTGTCAACTCTCAAGGACAAGGCAACTGCTGTTAATCCTGAGACTGGGCTGACAGGTTTGCAGACTTTTGCGGCGGCGCTTGATCCGTTGATCTTGCCAGAGCTGCGCGGCGGTGGGGAGGCTATCCGCAAGTCTGGCGCGCAGCGTGTTGCGGCTGGGAACAAGAACAGAACCGTTGAGATGCTGCGGGCCAGAGGTCGTGATGACTTGGCTGATATGCTTGAGCGCGGCATGATTTCTCCAACCGATGCGGCTAGTCAGTTGCTTGCGGCCAAGCCAAAGCCCATAGTCGTGGGTGACAAGCTACTTGACCCGAATACATTTGAGGTTCTTTATGGAACTCCAGCGCCAGAGGGTGGAGATTTTAAGGACGCATCTGCGTTTCGCAAGGAGTTTACAGGCCTCCCTAGAATTAAAAACTTTGCTGGCGTTACTGAGGCGTATTCTCGAATTGTGGCGTCGGCGCAAGACCCTTCCGCCGCTGGTGACTTGGCTTTAATATTTAACTACATGAAGGTTCTTGACCCCGGCTCTACTGTTCGTGAGGGTGAGTTTGCTACAGCACAGAACGCTGGTGGCGTAGATGCTAGAGTTCGCAGTCTTTTCAACAGTGTTGTTGATGGCACAAGGCTTACAGCCACGCAGCGCGCGGACTTCTTAGACCGATCAAATAGACTTTATAAATCTCAAGAGAGCTTAGTTCTTCCGCTTTACGAATATTATGGGAATATCGCCACTTCCAGAGGCTTTGATCCAGAGAGGGTTCTTCCAAAATTTGGGTACACTGGCGATATGCCCCAAGTCGCTCCAGAGTTCAGCCCAATGCCAGCTCCACCAGTCCCAGAGGGTGCAACGGCCAATGGGCAGCCTCTTACTCAAGACGCTTGGCAAGCTATTTGGAACTCTCGCACAGCAGAAGAAAAGAAAAGGTTTATGGAAACAGGAGCGTTTGAATAATGGCTGATTTTTCAAAGTATGCTCCCGGTGCAACAGAAGTTCCCACCCAGCGGGCTAGAACTTTTGCGCAGGGTTTGACCTTCGGCTTTTCGGATGAAATTGAGGCAGCCATAAGGTCACTTGGTGGCAGGGAATATTCTGAGCTTGTTGCAGAAGTTAGAGATGCTGTTTCAGAGTATCAAGCAGATCGCCCGATGGAGGCTTTGGGCGTTGAGATCGGTGGTGCCGCTCTTCCGGCCCTAATTGGTTCGCTGTTTACTGGCGGCGGCGCAGGAGTGGGCGCTGCGGCTAGAATTGCTGCAAAGTATCCCACCATTGCAAAGGTCGCTGGCGTGGCTGCCCCCAAAACTATTGTGGGGGCTGGGGCCACCGGGGCAGTTCAGGGCGCTCTGACTGGCGTAGGCAAGGGCGAGGACTTTGAAAGCCGCTTAACTGGTGGCGTTATTGGCGCTCCAGCTGGGGCGGTTTTGGGTGCGGGTGCATACGCAGCTTCAGAGCCAATCAAGAGAATGACGGTCGGAGTAATTGATGCCGCCCGTCGAAAGTTGGGTGATCGTGGCGCAAAGGTTGTTGAGACTGAGCTTCAGCGTCTTGCTTCAGAAAGCGGCATGACCGTCGATGAGATTGTTGAGGGAGTAGCATCTGGCCGCATTATGGCTGAGAACAAAACATTGCTTGACGCTGTTAGGTCATACCGAGCATCTGGCGGACCAGCGGCGGCGCAGTTGAGCGAGACTATGCGCGTCAGACCGGAGCAGACACGCCAAGAGGCTATGTCTGAAATACAGAAGTATTTATCAAGCGTTGAAGATCCCAACATTTTGCGAGGTATGCAAGCATCTGATGTTGAGGCGAGGGCTTTGGAGAAAGCTGCCTACGAGCCTTTCAAGACACAAGACGCACCGTCTGAAGTTTTAAGCGATCTCGCTGAGGCTTTGCGCAGAGTGCCGTCAGCGGCGAAAGAAGTTGAAGAGGCTTTATTGGCCAGCACTGGCCAGAAGCCATTTTTCTCCATTGATAAGGCTGGCGCAGTTTCGTTCAATAGAACCCCAACCATGCAAGAGGCAGAGGCAATTAGGCGCTCACTACAAGGCACAGCAAGCGCTAGATATACAGCCAAACAGGGTGTGGCTGGGGAAGCTATTTCTGACGTTGAAAGTGGTTTGCGAACCTCTCTTGACGTTGCGTCACCACAGCTTGCCGCGACAAGATCGCAGGCGAGTGTAGTCCGAACCGCTAGAGAGGCATTTGGCGATGGCCAAAAGGCTCTATCAAAAAGCCCAGATGCAATTGAGGTTGAGTTTGCAAAAGTATCCCAAGCTGGCCCAGAAGCTGTTAGCGCCTACCGAGCCGGGGTGATGCAGGCATTTCGCAACAAGATGAGCATGGGGTCACGCAAGAGCATGATGGGCGCTCTGGCCGATCCGGCCCGCAAGGAAAATAGGATTCTGTCCATTGTGATGCCAGAGGATCAGCTGCCAAATATTATGGCTCAAGTCGAGCGCGCCGCTGGATCGCAAGCCGCCGCAACGGCCATATCTGGAGGCTCTCCAACAAAAATAACTGATGCACAGTTGGCAAGGCAGGGCATGAACATTGGTGCGGGTGAAATAGCTGAAACTCTGATGTCACCAAACCCAATTAACCTTATGAGGTTGTTGGGCAAAGTTGCCAGCAGAGCCGCTCCGCAGCTTTCTGACGCTGAGCGCCAACGTGTAGTTCAAGTCTTGATTTCAGAAAACCCAGACGTTGTGCGAAACGCATTAAGCGACGAGAGCGGGCTGGCAATGTTGCAGTCAGCTATTGAGCGTATTGCTGGCACAGCGCAAGCTGGCCTCCAGCGCGCGGCTCCAGTAGTATTACCGGAAGCCATACAGCAACAATATCGCCCGCAGTAGATCGACAAGCGAATAGGACAACGGCACATGGAACTTAAACCAAAATCACGCAGCGAAATTGAGGGCATTGTCCAAGACGCAATATCGGATGCGGTGGACTTTGTTGAGGGCGAGATCAGCGACGATCGGATCAAAGCTCAGCGCTACTACGATGGCGAGGTTGACCTTGGTTACGAGGATGGCCGCAGCAAGGTTGTAGCTACAAAAGTACGGGATACTGTACGTTCTGTGAAGCCAAGCCTGATGCGCATATTCCTCAGCACGGCTAAGCCCGTTGAGTTTGTGCCTCACGGCCCAGAGGACGTGGCAATGGCCGAGCAAGCCACTGAGTTTATGCACCATGAGTTTACCCGTTTAAACGGCTACCGCGTGATGAACGACGCCTTCCAAGATGCGCTGGTTAAAAAGCAAGGTATCGTGAAGGCATACTGGATGACATATCCAGAGGCGGAGATTTACACGTTTACCGATCTATCTGACGATGAATACACATATCTCATTGAAGACGATAGCGTGACTGTGCTTGAGCATACTGCCGAAATGACCATTGAGATTGACCCAATGGGCATGGAAATGGAAATGCCTATTCACAGCGTTAAGCTCAGCCGCCAGAAGGAAATGGGTGAGCTGTGCATTGAGAGCGTCCCGCCAGAAGAGTTCTTTATCAACCGTGACGCCCGCAGCCTTGCCGATGCTTACGTTGTAGCTCACCGCACTGACATGCGCGCAGGCGACTTGATTGCGATGGGCTTTGACCCAGACGTAGTGCTTAACTTGGACAGCTTTGAAAGCGGGTCAGACATGACCGAAGCTGAAATGTATGAGCGCCGTGGCTATGACATGGATACGTCTGATGACGATGAACAAGACCCGTCTATGCGCAATGTTGCCGTGACAGAGGCATATATGCGCATTGACGTTGATGGCACTGGTATCCCGGTTTTGCACAAGATCGTATGCGGCGGCACGTCATATGAAATGCTTGACTTTGAGCCATGCGATGAGCTACCGTTTGCCAAGTTTGAGGTGGATCCAGAGCCACACACATTTTATGGCCGCTCACTGGCCGAGATTGTTATGGATGACCAAGACGCAGCCACGTCTGTGCTGCGCTCAATCCTTGACAACGTGGCAATGACAAACAACCCACGCCTCGGCATTGTTGAGGGTGCAGTCAACATTGACGACGTGCTTAACAACGAAATCGGCGCAATCGTGCGTATGCGCGCTCCGGGTTCTGTGCAGGAATTATCCGTTCCATTTACCGCAGGCCAAACACTTGGCGCTCTGACGTACCTAGATGGCCTCGTAGAGAGCAAGACAGGCGTCTCCAGAGCCTCAATGGGCTTGGACCCTGATGCAATGCAGTCAACTACAAAGGCCGCTGTGCAGGCCACTGTGCAGGCCGCAGCGGGTCAGGTTGAGGTTATGGTTCGCAACCTTGCAGACGGTATGCGTGACTTGTTCGGGATTATGCTGCGCTTGATGAGCAAGAATGTTGACGAAGAGCAGATGATGCGGATGAATGGTGCGTTTGTGCCAGTTGATCCACGCGTCTGGGATCAGTCGATGGACGTGAGCATAAATGTTGGCCTCGGCACTGGCCGTGAGGAAGAGAAGGCGATGGCGTTGGGCCAAGCGTTGCAAATGCAAATGACTGTTTATCAGAACTATGGCCCGATGAATGGTCTGGTTAGCTTGACCAACATTCGCAACACGCTGGCGGATCAGTTGGCTGTGTCAGGCATACGCAACGCTGACCGTTACTTTGCGCCGATTACTCCTGAGATTGAAGCGCAAATGTTGCAAATGCAACA